GGAAGGTAGAGAGCGATTATAGAATTAGGGAAAGATGGCAACGCGAAAACAAGCCGACAGAGTAATGGCCTACTTCCCTTGCTTCGATTGCGCCATCTGGGACACCGAGGCCACGTCGTTCATTTGTCCGAAGTGTTGCAGCAGCGGAAGGTTCGAGCAAAAGAAGATAGAGGGAGAAAATCGCATACTCGAGCAGAGAATCGAAAGACTGGAACAATGGCAACGCGAAAACACATAACATCGCTACAACGGGCACAGCAGCAGGTCAGCAGGGTAAACGCCTTGCAGACCTCCGTGTCCTACGAGCGGAAAATACGCACGAAGCGCACGAAGGGCATCACGGCGGCCCTCGATGACCTCGTGGAGCGGAACGTGCCGCCCGGATTATGGGCCAACGAAGTGGACTACAACGAGCCGTGGATGCTTCCGCTGCTGACGGACATGTACCTGACCATCGGGCACACGGGCGCGGTCGAAGTGGCAAACCGCCTGCTCAGTCGCAAGGCCGACACAAGGGATGTGTTCACACGCGCCATCATGGACTGGGCGAAGGCCCACCTCGGCGAGCGCATCGTCCTTATGGGGAACACCGTATCTACATGGCTGCGGACTGCGATAGCGGACATCTATGAGGCGCACAGCACGGAGGGCGTGGAGGCGCTGACGAAACGGCTGTACCGGGGTACGCTGTGGAAGTGGAACGAAATCAAAAAGTGGCAGTGCCGCCGCATCGCCCAGACGGAGGCCATGAAGTCGATGAACATAGCAGGGCACGCCGCCGCCGAGGCCCTGGGCATACCCTACGAAAAGACATGGTCTATCTCCGGCATCAACACCCGTGAGACCCACGCAGCCGTTGACGGTATCACGCTGCCGCAAGATGAACTGTTCATCGTAGGAGGGTACGCCATGAACGAGCCGATGGACGAGACCTACGGAGCGCCCGCCGGCGAGGTCATAAACTGCGCCTGCACGCTTATCTACCTCCCAGCCGATAATGGACTAACGGAACTGTAAGGACGCGCCAAATCGCCTAAAAACGGGCAAAGAATCACTATTGCTGACTACTATTAGTCAAAACGCGGGGTATGCGCCTCGCGTTTTTTATACTTGCAAAAAGCAGAAGCAAAATGCCGGAACTTAATATCGAACAAAAGAGCATCGTCTGCCGTGAGGTCAAGCTATCACGGGACGAAAAGCACCTCTACATCGAGGCATACGGCGCGTACTTCGGCAATATAGACAGCTACGGCGATGTCATCAATGCCGGGGCGTTCAAGGCGTTCCTCGCCAGTGAGGATGCAGGGCGCGTAAAGCTGTGCTGGCAGCATGACTTCAACGATGTCATCGGTGTAATCACCGAGATGGGAGAGGATGAGAAGGGCCTTTGGTTTAAGGCCACGATCTCCAACACGGCAAAAGGAAAGGATGCCGCCACGCTCATCGAAGACGGCGCACTCAATGAATTTTCTATCGGCTATTCCACCCGTGAGGCCGAATACCCTTCGGAGGAAGAGACACGCGCAACGGGCGTGTACCGCTACCTCAAGGAAGTATATCTCTACGAAATCAGCCTCGTTACTCGCGCCGCCAACCCAAAGGCCACGCTGACGGGAACGGAGCGGAAAGACGAAACACAAACAACCAAAAACACCAACAAAATGGACGAAGAACTGAAAAAACAGCTCGAGGAAATGAAGCGCGAACAGCAGCGCCTTTCCGATGAGAACAAGAGCCTCCGCCAGCAGATTGACGAGGCCAAGAACAATGCCGCCGCCATTGACGAAATCAAGGGCAAGATGACGGCCAACGAGGAAAGCATCAACGCCCTCGACGAAAGCATTAAGCAGATGACCGAGACCATGAAGGGCCTTGTCGAACACAAAGCGCAGACCCCTTCGGAGGCTATCTGCAAATCCATCAACAGCGACGAGTTCAAGAATCTCGTCAAGGATGTGGTCGAAGGCAAACGCGCATCGGGCCGCATGGAGGTCAAGCTGGACACCAGCGCCATGACGGGCACGGTCATCCGTTCCTTGACCGACAACACCATCTACGCAGATGCGCAGAAGAAACTCGTCTTCCTCGACAGCATCCGCAAGAAAGATGTGCCGCAGGACAAGAGCGTCATCGTCTGGGTTGAGGGCAGCTTCACCGACAACACCGACTATGTGAACGAAGGCTCTGCCGTCGGCAGCGCTGACGGCGCATCCGCAGAGGAAAAGAGCCGCAAGCTGGCGAAGGTGGGCGCGAAACTCCCGTTCACCCGTGAGACCTCGACCGACCTCAGCTACTTCTTGAACTGGGCACGCGAGGAAGCCATCATGGCCATCCGCAACAAGGTGGACACCCTGCTGCTCACTGGCTCCGGCGCTGACACCAACGACAGCACCAAGAAACAGATTTACGGCATCATCGGCCAGGGCTCGACCGCGTTCAACGCCACGACCGCTGGCTGCGCTGGCAAGTTCGTTGCCCCGGCTCTCTGGCAGTTGATTGACGCAATCGACGCGCAGATTAGCCTCAGCACCAACGACGCTTTCGTGGCCGACACCATCTACATGCACCCTTCGGACTTCGCCATCTACAAGAACATGAAGGATGCCAATGGCCGTCTGCTCTTTGAGTACGACAACGGCGGTTTCTACCGCTTCCTCGGCAAGCGCGTAGTGACTACCAGCAAGATGACTGCTGGCAGCCTCATCGTGGCCGACACCTCCATCTGGGATCTGTACGAGAAGCTGGGCTTCGAAATCGAAATCGAGCGCGTGGCCTCCACCGACAGCTATGTCATGTACCTGCGCTGGCGCGGCCAGATGGTCACCCCGTCGAACAAGAAGAAAGGCGCTGTGTATGTGGCCAGCATCGCCACCGCACTGGCAGCCATCACGAAGGGCAGCGGAAGCGGCAGCGGTTCCGGCTCTGGTAACGGTCAAGCCTAAACCATGAACGGCAGTAAGACCACCTCTCGCAAAGCGGAGCGACCGTCCTATGAGAATAAGGCGGTCGTTGCCGCTGCGCCAGACCGTCCGCACTACGTCCGCATCCGCGTCATCAAGGCGCACGATGGGCTGGAGCGAGGACAGATACTGAGCAGGCCCTACGCCACCGCCGCAGAGATGCAGAGACTCGGCTATTGGAAAATCATCTGAGAAAGCCATGATCATCAAGGACATCAAGGAAAGCAACATCCTCACTCTCGAAAGGCTGAAAGCCTATGCGAACATTGTTGACAGCGGTCACGATGACGAGCTACGCGCCGTCCTCAAATCCGCTGCGATGCGTGTGGCCCAGTATGCCGACGTGGCGTTGCTGGAATGCACCATTGAGGACATCGCCTATACCGGCGAGATGCAGATGTGGATGCCGCCCGTGGTGTCCTTTGTGGTCGTGGATGAGGATGACGAGGACATCACGGATCGCTGCAAGGCCGTCGGCAATATTCTCCGCCTGCGCTACATGGGTGTCAAGAAGGTGACCTACACCGTGAAGCCGGAGGATGCCACCGTCGAGCAGTACGCTCCGCTGGTGTGGCAGATGGCCGTGGCGATGTGGGACGGCAACACCGACGAGGAACAGAAGGTATATCGAAGAATCCCGGCAGACTATGTTGTTCACTAACCAACGCAACCTGAGAGCGCGGGCTATGACCGAGACCGTCCGACTGATACACAACGACATCAGCGAGGACGATTACGGCGTGCAGGCGAAGGGCGAGGACGTGTGCCTCGGCACCTTCCCTGCGTCCGTTATGATGCTCTCCGGGCAGGTGAAGATGAACCACTACCAGACGGCCAGCATCGAGGCTTACGAGGTGCGGCTGCGGTATGTGCATGGGTGCTTCGAGAAAATCATCTGGCGCGATACGGAGCTGTCCGTCGACAGCGTTGAGGACGAGGGTATGCGTGGCCGCTGGCTGCGCGTCTATGCAAGCAGGAGGGAGCAGGTATGAACGGCGAAGGGCTATATATCGACCCGGCCAGCATGAAGGCGCTCGATATCAACATCAAGCGCTTTACGCAGCATGTCCTCAAGGCCGCACACCAGGGCCTCAAGGCTTTCGGTCAAGCCATCATCAACCAGGCGAAGGACTTCATCGACCACAACGACCAAGTGGCCTCCGGCCTGCTCCGCAACAGCGGAAGGACGGTGTCGCAACCCGACGGGACGGTGGATGCTGGTTTCTATGTCGGCTATGCTGAGTATGTCGAATACGGACGCAAGGCAGGCGGTATGCCTCCCGTTGATGACATTATCCAATGGCTGCGGCGCAAGGCCAAGAGACGGGGCAAGAACAGCGCCCTGCGCTCGGCAACGGCCTTCACGGGCAAGAGCGAGGAACAACTGCGGCGTGACGCTGCATGGGCCATTGCCAAGAGCATCAAGGAGAACGGCACGCAGCCGCATCCGTTCCTCAAGCCAGCATACGAAATCTACCGCAACAAGATTGACGAGTTCATGCGAAAGAAAGTCAACGAGGCCGTAGAACAATTTAAACCGAAAAAGTAATGGCAGCGAAATCAGCAGAAGGTCAACTCCGCAAGGCCGTCATCGCAGCGCTCAAGGCTGCAAGCCTTCCCGTCAGCAAGAGCGTGAAGGCGTTTCCGCGTATCGAGCTTACCGAGGTGACGGAATCCGGCACCGTAGACAAGGGCGACGATGTGCGGGAACTCGGCTTTGTCCTCGAAGCGATCAGCACCTCAAGCTATGACGAGGCATCGGAACTCAGCGAGGCGGCAGAGACTCTGCTCGTCGGGCAGGGCACCGTCACGATGGACGAGTTCACGGCCATCGACATCTACAAGGAACTCGGCACCGAGATTCACGAGGTCGGCGATGCCGACATTCTCATCGTAAGGCGCAGGACGCAATACCGCGCCAACATATCACAGAAAACAACCAATTAAACCCATACTATCATGGCAGATTCTGGAAACAGCAGAAAGATTTACCTTACCACGCCCGGCAGCGGCAGCGGCGCGGGTACGGATACTTGGATTGCCGGCGAAAAGTCGCATAGCGTTGACTTGAACGCTAACGCCATCGACGTAAGCGATAAGAGCAGCGAATGGGATAAGTTTATCCCGGGAAACAAGAACTGGACTGCGACGGCAGAGTTCAACCTTGACAATACGGCAAGCGCGAAGCAGAAGGAACTGTTGCAAGGTCTTGTCAACGGCACGCCGGTCAAGGTTTTCTCCGGCAAGCTGTCCTCGAACTCCCGTAGCGAGGGTATCGCT